TGTAAATCCAATGTATTTTGGTCATGACCATTCACCAGATTTAGAATTTATAGAAGATGGAGATTGGGCAGTTAGACGCATGAGAATGTCTCATACTGAGATATATGATAGATTATACGATAAGATGACCGAGAAACAATTAGACAAGCTACTCGAACTTACTAATGCTAATCCCGGTGCAGGTAGTTATGGCAGGGATGGATCTAATGTAGATTATATCCATTTAGACATGAAAACAGTTTCAGGTCCTGGAGATGATAACATGAATAGTGTTAATCAAGTAAATCTATGGCATGCAACATGGAAGTCTTATAAAAAGATTGGGTTTGTTACTATTCTAGATGAAACTAACCAGCCTCAACAGATGATAGTTAGCGAGGATTATATGGCTATCGGAAATGAATTGGATATAGAATGGAAATGGGTTATTGAAGTATGGGAAGGATATAGATTTGGGGAAGATGGATACGTAGGAATACAGCCGCTAGAATACCAATTTGTATCATCAGATAATTTAAATTCGCAGAAACTACCATATTCTGGAGTTATATATAGTAATACTAATTCTAGGTCTAGATCATTAGTATCTATAATGAAGCCACTTCAGTATATGTATATCATTGTATGGTATAGACTAGAATTGGCATTGTCTAGGGACAAAGGGAAAGTAATAACAATGGATATTACTCAAATACCTAAATCTATGAATATAGATGCTGCTAAATGGATGCATTATCTATCTGCAGTTGGCGTTAACTTCGTTAATCCATATGAAGAAGGCTGGGATATACCAGGTAGAGAAGGTGGTAAACCATCGCAGTTTAATCAGATCTCAGCACTTGATCTAACTATGTCTGATGTAATTAGTCAGTACATAAATTTAATGGCTAAGATCGAAGATATGACAGCCGAAATATCTGGTGTTAGTAGACAAAGACAAGGTGAGATATCTCCAAGTGAATTAGTTGGAAATGTAAATGCCGCTACAACTAACTCTGCTAATATTACTGAACCACTATTCTGGATGCACAATCAATGTAAGAAGAATGCATTAAGGATGCTGCTTAACACTGCAAAAGAATGCTGGAGAGATTCAAAACGTCAGAATATACAATATATGATGAATGACTCTACTAGAATCTTTATGAAATTAGCAGGCAACTTCTTCTACGAAGATATGGATGTATTCATTTCTGATTCGTCTAAAGACATGCAGAATCTAGAACTAGTAAAAGGGTTATATCAACCTGCAATCCAGAATGGCGCAAGCATCTTAGATATTGCAGAAATAATGACATTAGATAGTGTATCTGCGATTAAAACTAAATTAGGTCAGATTGAAAAGACTAGAGCAGAACAACAACAGCAATCAGCTGATGCAGAAAATCAACGTCAGATTCAATTGAAACAAGCTAATGATGAAATCAAACAACAGGAACTTGGATTAAAACAACAAGAACTTGAATTAGAAAAGTATAAGATCGATACTGATAATCAGACCAGGATTACTACCGCAGAGATTGGAGCTTATAAAGGTCAAGTTAATCTTGATGTAAATGGGAATGGTATTCCTGACCCTATGGAAATAGCTAATTTAGCCTTAGATCAAAATAAACATGCTGCTGATCAATTTAGTAAGCAGATGGAACTAGATCAAAAAGAAAGAGCAGCTACATTGAAACACGATATTGATAAAAAGAAAATTGACCAAGAGAAGAAGTCTGATGAAATGAAGATGGACATTGACAGAGATAAGATCAATATGGAAAATAAGAAAATGGATGTTCAGATGCAAATACAGAAAATGAAAGACATGGCCGCCCTTGAACGTGAAAAAATAAAGGCTAGAACTGCATTGAAAAATAAAGTAACAGGAGAACGCTAATATGCCAAAACTTATACCAAAACCAGATGATGCTTTAACTAGAGATTGGAGAGCTGGTGTCCAAAGAAGTTCGTCTACAAACGTAGTTATTCCTAATGAAATTCAATCACAACCAATTGCATCTTCTATAGTAAAAGGAGATGCAACCCCTAAGATGATAAACATAAGAGATAAACGTAGAGTTAGATACACGTCCGGAGAACCTGTTAGCGACTCTTTAGGAAATTCAAAAACAGGAGTGTATCCCACTTCTAGCGCCGTGAAAACTGTTAATCAATCTAAAATAAGGGGAGTTGATCCATGGAATCCATTGGCAGTGTCATTTCAAGAATCTAAATTAGGTAAGGATGATCCTGACAATCCCGGACATATTGTAAATCAAGATTTTACTCAACCTACTGGAGAGGCAGATATGGTTAATGTCCTACAAGATAAGATGGCCGAAGGGAAAAAATTAGGTTATAAAGATGAACTGCACCAATTACAAATGTATAATGGTATGGGGAATCTAAAATCAGATTCTGATAAATCATATAATATTAAAACCGGCCAAGGCTCATCTCAAAAGAAATGGTATGGCGTACCAATTCCTCCTTCTGGTATTATTAATATGAAAGATAATCCTTTATACGGAAAAGAGGTTACTGATCTAAGAGATAATGTACTTAAAAAAAGTACTGATATTCAAAATATAGTAGATACTACCGGGACTCAAGGTGGTGTTTTAATCAAAAATGGAGTTAAATATACTAACCCAAATTACTTAAAGAAGGCAGCTGCTAATAGATGGTTATCTGCTAATACAAAATAATACAATTGATAAATAAACAATTATGAAAGACAATGACGTACTGGGTGGATTTAGTGCAATTTTTGATACACTATCACCTAATGAAGACATGAAATTAAAAGGATTCGAAGTCGTAGAAGACCCAAACGATCCAACAACTGATACTAGGGCATTGGATATTAATACTCCAAATCCATTCACTATGGACGACGAACCCGATGAAATAGTAGAAACTCCAATTCCTGGAAAAGAAAAGGAACCTGAATCAACTCCAGTGGTAGAGTCTGAACCAGAAAAAGAAACTGAACAAGTAGATGAATCTGAGACGGAACAAGTAACTGCATTCTTTGATGCAATCGCAGAACAAGTCGGGTGGAATGATATTACTGATGAAGAGAAACCTAAATCAGTAGAAGACTTTGTATCATACATGAAGAGTGCTGTAGAAGAAAGTAGCGTTCCTCAATATGCTAATGATGAGATTGCCGCACTTGATGAATATGTTAAGGCTGGAGGATCAGTAAATGATTACTTTAATCGTACATCTGATGTAGACTACGACTCAGTAGATTTAACTGATGTTGAATCACAGAAAGCATTGGTTAGTGAGTTCTTAACTGCTAAGGGTTTTAGTGATACTCAAATTAAAAGAAAGTTAGAAAAGTATGAAGATGCTGACCTTTTAGAGGATGAAGCAACTGACGCTATCGAGTTTTTGAAGGAATCTAAAGAACAGAACAAGAAAGCGCTATTGGAAGAACAAAGAACTGCTTATGACAATGGAGTGAAGGAGCAACAAAAATTTTACAACAACGTTGTTGAACAAGTAGAAGCACTAGAGGATGTACGTGGGATAAAAATACCTAAAGAAGATAAGAAACATTTAGTTGAATATATGTTCAAGGTAGAATCTGATGGTAAAACAAAATACCAAAAAGACTATTCGAATCCCGAGAAAATAGCTAAGAACTTAATAGAATCTGCATACTTTACCTGGAAGGGTGATAAGTTGATAGAACAAGCTAAAAGGTCTGGCGAAACGTCTGCTACAGAAAGACTGAAGAATACTTTGAAAACAAACAAAGTAAGTGGTTCAAAACAATCAATAAACAATGGGTCTCCAACACCACTATGGTCTATAGCTTCGCAACAACTATTACGAAGACCCCAATAATTAAATAATAAAACTAAGTTTTAAAATGGATAATGGAATTTTAAATAATCTACAGCTTTACAGAGGAAAATGGTTTTCTGATCTTGTTGATGAAAACATGCTTTCTAATGCATTGTTAACTAAACCTCACGAAGTATCTAGCGTAATTTCTTACGTATTTGGTACCAAGGACGATGGATATAGTTCTGCTCTTGACTTCTTAACAGGTGGTCTTGGTAAAACTATGGTAATTGACCAACGTGAATTCAGATGGTCAGTAATGATCGACTCTGACCGTGCAGTTACAATCCGTTCAGCTAAGTGGAATGGTTCTGTAGTAACAGACCCAACAACGCAAGCAGGATTAGGTAATACACCTATCATGTTGTCATTGGAAGATAAATGGTTTGGTCCTGGTGCAATTATCGAATTGGACGATAAAGAATTTCAGTTACGTGTATCTGGAGCTCCTTACCAAGATGGTAATGAATGGGTTTATACCTGTTTCATCGCAGATAGTCAAGCTACTTCGTTTGTACCTGGTAAATATTTAGTTTCTGGATGTCAAGTATCTCGTTTAGGTTCTGCCTACGAAGAATATTCTGAAGAAGCAGATATCATCAATTACAACACTCATATTAAATTGCATAATCATTTGACTACAGTTCGTTTGTCTTATGATATTACTGGTACTGCTTTTAGTACTGTACTTGCAATCACATTAAAAGACCCTAAGACGGGTAAGACTTCTTATTTGTGGTCTGACTTCCAGGAATGGAAAGCTGCTCGTGAATGGAACAAACGTCAAGAACGCCAATTAGTATATTCGAAATATAATGCTAACGCTGATGGTACCACCGATTTGATGGGAACTAATGGTCGTCCAGTTTATATTGGCGCAGGTCTGTTGCAGCAAATTGCTCCAGCTAACCGTAGGTATTATACTGAATTGAATGCTGACTTGTTGGAAGATTTCTTGTTCGATATGTCTTACAATATGCTTGGAACTAACGAACGCAAATTTGTAGCCTTCACTGGCGAAATGGGTATGCGTGAATTTGACCGCGTGTTGAAAGAAAAGATGGGTGCTTTCAATTTAATTGATAGCAAATTCATTACAGGTTCAGGTCAGGAATTAACTTTAGGTGGTCAGTTTACTACTTATCGTATGACCAATGGTATTGAGTTAACTGTTAAACACTTACCAATGTACGATGATATCGTTCATAATCGTAAGTTGCACCCAATTACGGGTAAACCGGTTGAATCGTATCGTTTTACTTTCTTAGACTTTGGTACAAGAGACGGTGAAGCTAATATCGTTAAGGTAGCTAGAAAAGATAGAGAAATGGTTATGTGGCATACTGGTGGTTCTGTTACCCCTGGTGCTGGATATGGTAAATCTATCAACACTTTGCGTTCAAATGCAAAAGATGGTTACTCAGTACACTTCTTAGGTGAAGTCGGCATAATGGTGCGTGACCCAAGGGCGTGTGGGGAGCTGATCATGGACGTAATAGATTAAATAAATTAGCATAAATGGATTGGTTTTCATTTATGCTACAAACAACAGGTAAGTTTACTACGTTATCAAAATGTAATATGTATAAAACTTTTTAAAATATTTTGAATATGGTTTTTCTAATTTCGAAGGTATATCAACCCTTTCGTTTTTGGGTTGATTGTTTTTAATATTAATTTTTTAAATCTTTATAATTATGGCACTTACTTTAGATGGCACAACTACATTACCTGCAATGGGTGGTAGTTCAATGGGCGGCGTTGGTCTTGGCGCAGTTGGTGGTGGAGTAGCAGGTCTCGTATTAGGGGCATTGTTAGGAAACAACGGAAATGGTTTATTTGGAGGCGGAAGCACTACTGCTAACGTAGCAGAATTCGGATCTCTAAACAATCAAATTCAAACTCTTCAAGCTCAAGTTGGAGCGAATGACTTAAGGAATGAAATGGAGAGTATGGAAAATACTTTCGCTACAATTACCAGTGGTCAGACAGCAGCAAACGCAGCTAATTTTAATAATTTGAGTTCTTTGATAGGTAATGTTCAAACAGCTCAAGCCTCAAATAACTTTACTACTTTGCAGTCAGTAAACGATTTAGGTCGTGATATAACTGCTCAGAATAATCAAAATGCATTACAACAGTTAAATAGTTTTAATAATTTAACTACAACTACTTTGCAGGGATTCAATAGTTCTGCAATGCAAGTACAAAATGCTACTAATCAGATTATAGCACAAGGCACAGCTAATGCTGCCGCAATGGCAAATTGTTGCTGCGAAATAAAGAGTACTATTTTAGCTGATGGCAATGCAACTCGTGCATTGATTAACGATCTGAATGTACAAAGTTTAAGGGATCAATTGGCAGCAGCTAACAATCAAGTTAGCAATAACCAACAGAATCAATATCTGTTAAGTTCAATCTTAGCTCATATTCATCCAACAGTAACCAGTACTACTATTGTCTAATAAAAAATACCAAAGGGGCTTCGGCCCCAATGGTTAATATATAAAAAAGATATGGCAAGTCCGGTAACATTAGGAACTACAGCAGCTGTAGTACTCCTACCAAATTTATCTAGAGCTGGCGTTAGATTTCAAAATACTAGCGCAACGCAAACTATCTATCTCAAGAGAGTCCCAAGCGAAGGCTTATACACAGCAGTATCAACTACTGACTATGATGTAAGAATGCTTCCAGACTCTGCTACTGGAGAAGGTGGGGAACCATTTGAGACTAATTCAGTTTCAGGATTTCAGGCTATTGCTTCGGCAGCAGCTGCTACATTAGCTATTTACGAAACAGTAAAAGTATAAAATCATGGAAGAGAATTTCTTTAAAATTAGTTTTGATAAAGTCATGGAAATGATTTTAATCGAGGAAAGGCAAAAGATACATAAGTTTATCTTAGACACTTTAGGTAAAGCAACGGCAGATATATTCGAAACATATAAACCAACTGCCTCGGAAACACTTAAATTATTTTCAGCAATTTAATTTAGCCAAAGATGGAATACAATACACAGGATAATATAACTACTCCAGAAGTAGTCGTAGAACCAAAAAAAGTATATCCTATGGTAGAAGAAATGACATTCAGATCTCCAGTCAAAAGTGAGGAAGAGGCATATAAACTATTAATTGCTATACAAACATTGGTTAACGAGATTGGATCATTAGAGATTATTTCTATGTTCGATTATTTCGTATCAAACCCATCCGCAATTGCAAAGGCTAGAAAGTATTTACCTTATATAAAAATGTTGGGATGAGCAAATTTATAAATTTAATAGAGAAGGCGGCTCCAATTGTAATACAGTCCAAGCCGATGATAGAAATCATTAATATCATAAATGAACATTTAGATGACATGTGCGTATTGCACCCTGGCGCTAATGAAGAACTTATGAATGAAATCTACATGATAGCAAATGGACCTTATTTCGATTTAGATATGGCCAATAAGGCTGTAGCTGCTATGTATAATGAAGATGGGACCCTAGGTCAAAAACTCAGTTTAAATGATACTAATCAAATAGCGTCATCAATGAGTATATATTTTGATAAATTTAACCAATACGATTGGTACTATACATTGAATATGATATATTCAGATTATAGTGTAGTTTTATCAAATAACTCTTCAATGTTGAATGAAATGGCAAAAGCTTTTTTAATGGATAAGGATGCCCCCGCAGGGAAGGCATACCTATATTATAAAGCAATGTGCTAAAATACTTATATGGGATAATTGATTTTATCCCATATAACAATTAACTAAATATAAAAACTACTATACTTAAGTAACATTAAATGGAAGTCGTACTAAAACATAAGCGTAAAGACGCTTGGGCTGGCGTAATCAAATATAAATCATGTTTTGATTACATTGCACCCGCATTAACAAGATCTGGTAATAGACATA